AACAGGATTAAACAAGGGGGCAATATTCCCTAAAGCAGTAGCAGAATTATTTTTAGGAAAAGAATACCTATCCCTAAAACATGGGGGTGGATATATCGGGCCGACTATGGATAGAGGAAGTCCGAAAGAATTAGGATGGTGGGGATTAGGCAAAGGAACGCCTATATCCGTTAATCCTTATAGGCGTTGGCGGACTGATGATACATACAGTTTCATGGATGCCACGAAAGCAGCAATATTGGGTGCTATTGGCTCACCAATATATAAACGGACAGGATAAAGGAGATTAATATGTCAGCGATAAAAAGAGCAGAAAGGATAGCACAATTACAGGCTCAAATAGAGTCTGCTAGAGCAGAAATAAAACAACTTCAAGCAGATGATCAGCGAGAAAAGGCTGAAAATGCCAGTAATGATGCTGCCGTACAAAGAGATTTAACAGGTAATAGAGATGTGGATGGCAATCTTATCACTGAGAAAAGAGGTGATATTGCAGGAAGTGCTACCCATCTAACAGGTGAAACTGGAGAGCATGGAAGTGGCATGGATTTAACTGGTCAAAATAAAAAGGACAAAGTAGAGGTAGAGGCAGAGGATGATAGCCCACTTGTCGTTCCAGTTACATTAGACCCAGATGGCTGGTTAGATAAAGACGAAACAACAGATGAAGAATCTAGTAAAAAAAGATTTAAAGGTAGTCAACCTGTTGAAAGCGTAACAAGAGATGATGGTTCTGAATTAGAATTGGATGGTGGTAGAGCATTTGCAGAAGAATCAGAGGCTAGAGGTGAGAAGCCCGGCTGGGAAACAGAAGAGGGTTCAAACACATGGAGCATCAACGAGAAAGATGATTACTGGAAAACTCAAGAGGGATTTGATGAGGCTATGGATTTATATGGAGAGAAACCATCTTGGCTTAAAGAACCAACTCTAGTGTATAATCCCGAAACAGATGAGTACGAGAAAATTGAAGAAGAAGAGTTTGAAGATTTATCTCGCCCTGCTGTTTCTGATGATATTAAAAAACTCTTTGGCTAATATGGGAATGCTGACTGACAATGAGCAAGAAACCATAAATGCTTTGAAAAAAGCAGGATTTGAGGCTGATGATATATCAGCCATTATGGGAAATATTGCCGTTGAAACTGGAAACACATTCGATCACACCCAAAAACAGAAAGGTGGGGGTGGTGGATATGGTCTTTTCCAATTTACAGGTAGGCATAAAGAAGATTACTTGGGTTGGATAAAAGACAATAAGATTCCAGATACACACTTTAGTCAAGCTAAATTCGTCTATGACAATATTTACGCCAAAGGGGAATACGGACACGATTTAGGGTGGAAAGCTAGGGGGGTACTACAGGAGTCATTAGATGATCCTGTACCCACACCTATGGCTCTCTCAAAGGGTGGTCAAGATAGGGTTGGGGTAAGTAAAAAGACTAGAACCTTTGCTGATGTCTATGAAAAGGCAGGAACACCTCACATGGATCGTAGATTGCAAGAGGCTCATGATTGGGAAAAAAAATTAAGGGAGAAATGGGAAGAAATTTTAAGGTAGATACCTTGTTTTTGGCACAAGTACAAGGTAGAAAACTTGCCAAAAGGATGTCTTTTTCACCCTCGCCTATTGATTGTACATACCCATATCAATGATGGTTATTAACCGTACTATCATTGAAAAATATTTGGGGGAATGATAGCACCAATGATGTACTCATTGTCGAAGAAACCCCCCATCAATAACCTAGTAATTTAGTCAAGTATTCAAGTCTTTGGTAATCTCAAACTTTTCTTATCTAAACTAGCCACACTTATTTCCCCATTCAATGCACATAACTTCAATAATGAAGAACGGCTGATCCCATATCTATCTGCTTTTGCATCAATGTAGGCTAAATCTCGCTTGTTAATCTTTAAATTTATTTGTTCTGTGGCTTCATTCATAATAATAATCTAGTAATTTAGTCAAGTATCTTTATTATACACCCTCAAATGGTGTCATTGGTGGCATTGGTGATGGTCTTTTTTTTTCCTCTTTCTTTACCCAATGCTCTATAAGTTCTGATTGTTGTTTCATAGCATCAGTATGCTGATCGAACATTCTCTTATATTCAGAGTCCTCTTTAAAATCATCTGAAACTAATTGTTTACTCTTGAAATCCGTCATTTTGAGTTTCTGAAATTATATTCATCTCTTCTATCTTTGCTTCAAATTCAGTGCATCCTGCTAGTAACACTACTAACACTTGTAATACTATTATCAATGCTACAGTTTGCATACACCATCCTCACAATCATCATCATTAGTTTTAATAACATACTCTCTTGAATATTTTGGTAAATCATTTGTTCTTTTGGGTCGGGGGTTGCCTAGGTTTGCTATTGTGAATTGTTGTAGAATTTCCTCATCTGATCTTTTCTTTAGTCTTTCAATATATTTATTATAAGCCTCTTCAAATCCCATTATTGCTGATGCTCTTTTTGCATAATCTTTTGCCAACGCCTCACATAATTCTCCCCTTGTCATTTTCCGTAATCTCCATTTGTTTGTACAAAATGTGAGGGTCTTTGCTATATAATTTTTTAGCAAAAACTTCCACAACTTGTTTGTCGTCTATAAAAAAAACACCATTTAAAGAATCAAGTATTGCTTTAATATAGTTATCAATATCTGAATTATTACTACAATAGGTGTTATCAGCCTCTTCCCTCTTTTTCTTTGACCAAGATTTAGGAATCTGTATCATAAATTCCAAACCAACACAAACAAGATTTTCAGAGGGAGTCGTATTTAACTCACTTGTTAGTGCTTTCATGTCATTTTTAAACTTAGTGTACTTCTTTGGGTAGTATGTAGACCATCTTGCTACCCTTGGTCTTGATGCAGGAATAGGGTTTATGTCAAATCTCTGTGAGAATATCATACCTCAATGCCTCAAGTTTTTCTACAACGAGTGATAAGTGAAATCGAATTTCCATATCTCTAGGTTCGTCATTTTCTCTTGCTAATTCAAGTGCATCCTTAATACTTGTAAGTATCGAATCAATCTCTTCATCTACTCGTACCATCATTGTATAACGCTAATCCATAATCATCTGTTCTAGGAAGTTTAATATCCCACTCCCCCGAAAACATTTCAATTTCAAACAGATAATCTACAAATTCCATTACATTCAAGTTTCGTGTAGAGGGTATTTGGGATATGATCTTATCTTCTTTAGTGGTAAATTCTATTTTGTTTAAGAATTTATCTGCTAAAACAAGATGCATTTCGTCTTTAGAATAGCCTATATCCCTTGACAGTATGTCTACCCAACACCAATAAAGGCGATTTTGGGCATCTGAACGCTTTGGTTTTCCTTGTGCAATAGAGATTGTTGCTACATCACACTCTTTTTTATCTCTCCAGAAATCTTTTACGAGGGTTCTGAATATCGTTTCTTTAGGTTTATCTTTATAAATAACCCTAGAAATCATTGTAGCACACCTCTCTTTTTATTTTCTTTTTTCTTGTTCATTATTTTTTTCGGTAAAAACATCACGCCTTGACGGACAGCGTGATGTAGTTTATTTCTAATTGGGTGTGGCTTCTTATGACTCATGCCTGTCGTCTTTCATTTGTTCCTCTATCTGCTTTTCGATAAAGAAACGAGCCTTGCGTAAATCCTCTATTTGCCCGACTTTATTGCCACGATGTTTGTGTTGCCATCTGCATAAATACTTTACTGCTGATGCCGTCAAATAATCCATCTGTTGGTCGATGATAAAATCAATAACTTCTATTCTTTTCCCGACCTTATAGTAGTCGGGGGAAATTGAGTCGTTGGTTCTATCAGCCACCTATCCACCCAAATAACATAGCCACTACAACAATCGCTAGGAATACTGTAAGGCTTTTGTTTTTTAACACTCTATCAATTAACTCTTGGTAGTTCATTCAGACAACTCCTTTTTAATATCGCTGTCAACTAGTCGCCATATTAAAAGTGCTGCCAATAAACCCACCAATCCATGAGAACCAAGTTCGCCAACTATGGATATGAGGGTAGAAATGACATTACCACCACCAAGAAAAGGTACTTCTGAAAAAACCACTTGCAAAACAATAGCAAGTGAAATCAACTTGATACCTACATTTATACTAGCGTCTGCAACGCTCATAACTTTATCTAACATACATCTTTCTCCTATTTAAAAAAAAGAACCCCTATTTTAACTTAATTAACCTCTTACGAAGAAGTATTTTTTGCGTATGAATCACTGCCCTTAATATCTGATGTTCTAGCCATTCACTCTCTATTGGTGGATCAAGTTGCCGTCTACCATCAATAATATCATGGCAATTAAGACAAGCATACATTCCATGTAGGTCTGATTGCTTTGTTCCCATGCCCCCACCATTCAAATGGGCATAGACTACGGTTTCATTATCGGGCATACAGCCATTTAAACGCACTTGGCAAGGCATACCCCTTGCTGATTCTGTGATTTTACTTGTCATAAATGTTCAACTCCATGTCTGAAAACTTAGAATATTGTCCATCAAAATTACATTTAACCCATCCTATTTGCCCCATTCTATTCTTGGCAACGATAATTTCTGCTAATCCTTTATCATCTGATTCTTCTTTTTTGTAATACTCATCCCGATACACCATAATTATGCAGTCTGCGTCTTGTTCTATCTCACCCGATGATCTTAAATCTGACATTAGAGGTCGCTTGTTTTCTCTTAGTTCAACTCCTCTACTTAGTTGTGATAATAGTATTATAGGTATATCTAGTTCTTTGGAAAGATATTTTAATTCCCTGGTGATGTTACCTAGTTCTGAAATTTCTTTATTTTTATCGTACTTCATGAGTTGTAAGTAGTCAATAACAATACAATCAAGACCATTACGCCCATGCATTTGCCTTGATTTTGACACTATATCTCTAACTGATACATAACCCCTATCCAAAATCGTCATATTTTTATGACCTGCTTTTGATAATGCAGTATAAAATCTGTCGTTCTCTTCTTCTGTAAGTTCGTTTTTATCTACTTTGTTGAGGTTGATATCTGTTTCACTGGCGACAATCTTCATCATCAGTTGTACTTGTGTCATTTCCAATGAATAGAATAATACAGTTTTTGTGTTGGATATGTTGTTTGCTATATTAAGTGCGAGGGTGGACTTCCCCATTGATGGTCTACCTGCTAATACAGTAACAGTTCCACCCCTTAATCCGTGTAGTAGTGAGTCAATAGATTGAAAGCCAGTCGATAAACCAGTTCCGTGAGTGTGTATCTCTTCAATATAGTCAATGGTTTTGCTAACTGCGTGTGCCATTGAACCCTCTTCATCTTTTGCTAGATCAATTTCCAATCTTTGAACGGCACTTACTGTTTCTTGATAGTTTGAATATTGAATATTATTTTTTAGTTTCTCAATGTCATTGGTGATTCTAGTCTTGCGAATGTGGTCAGCATAGATATCCATGTTGGCAAGACCAATACAATTATCTGAAAGCGTAGCAAGAAAAGGAAAGCCAGTCCAATCACCACAATGGTCGCCATCTCTATCTATCCAATCTCGAACAGAAAGTGCATCTATCTGTGCATTTTCATCATCCATAGCGATAAGATATTCGAAAAGTATGCCTAAAT